TCTTTTGCAGCAGCGTTCGGTAAGACGTGTTTGCATCCATCCAGTGCGTGGGGATGTTACGATTCTCAAGGACATTTCTTACGCCTACACTCACTGATGTATCCAGGTCGTAGGGAAAGGCAAAGGTATTCAGCTGCGCCAGGAAGGCATCTTCTTGCGTCTGAGAAAGTTCTGCGGCAATCAGGTAACCACCAACAAAGCCATAGTGGGCAGCAGCCGAATGTGGCAGCGTTCCCGATCCGGTCGCTCCTGGACTGCGCCAGGCGAAATGGAGTGGTCCGCTGTAGGTTATACTGCCCACAGCGATCCTTTCACTGGGGGTATAGTACAGCCTCATCAGATTGTGAAGAGACCAGCTGCATCCACGGTGAAGTTGATATCGCCGCCATTCGGGGTAACCGGCAAGCCAGTAATACCTGTGTCCAAGAATGCGACCAGGCGCGATGTGGACGCAACCCCGGTGTCGATGTAAATAATGACCGCTTCACACGGGTCGCCAGTAACCGCTGTCCAGGTCCAATTGTCACAGTCGAACGTGCCATTCGTGACGGTTTTCCCGGCCAGATTTCCGGACGTTGCCACACGAGCCGCCACAGCAACATCGTCCAGCATATCGTGGGCGGCGCTGTAGGTGTAATCGGCCAGGTCGACCAGGATCGCTTTGACGTTTCCAGCTTCCAGGTCGATATTGCTGTCAGCAGTCAGCAGAGCCTGTTTGTACAGTGGATAAATTGCATTGGCCATTTCATTCTCCTCTAGTTTTTATTGTCCTCTCCGTTTCCAGATGAGGTTAGTAGCATACCGGACATCATCAATGTGATGATTGTTTTTGTCCGGATATTCACTGATATAGTTTCCGTCCGGATCTTGCTCCAGCTCATACTCTAGGAACTCAGTAGCTGTCTCCGGACAGCGCTGCGGATCGATCACAATGGCAGCCAGGCTTTGCAGCCATTTCATAGAGTACTTAACTGATTCGGGCCCTTTTTCCGCACCACGCACAGTAGGCCCATACAACATGACCGGCTGCCTGCGGCTGTCCAGGATCTGTTTCCCGTTTTCATCCAGAGCAGGCAGTCCATCCGCGCTGTACTGTCTGTAGTCGCCAACCGATTTGGGTTCGGCGCTATCTACGATAAGTAAATCTTCAGGACCGACATGCTTGTCGTAAACCAAAATTTTAAATGTTTCCAAATTAGATTTCTTGAATTCCCTGGCTTCATCGAAAATATAAAGCGTCATTCGCGCTGTATCGTAATGCACCTTATTCCACGTCCAGGGATCCGGGAAGAACCCCCAGTCAGTGCCCTGTGTAACCCGGTCAAATTGAGCAATCTCATCATCAGAGATTGCACGAAGCTGAACGTTCTCGAACACCAGTCCACCGGTGCCATTGGCCACCCCGAGATATTCATGCTCATATGCCTTGGGGTTGACCGTTTTCAGATGCTCGGCTTCTTCAATCCAGGGCTTGCCCAACCACTCGGGCGGCACATCCAAATAGGTAGAACTGTGCTGATATTGTGTGACCTTGGGGATTTTTACGTACTTGTTTGCCCAGCTCGCCAGGGTACGCGGCGGGTTGAAACTCTTGAAAATATATGCCAGGTCACCACCACGGATAGCGGATTGCTCGATATTACGGATAGCCTCCGGGCCATGGAACTGATCCAGCTCTTCAAACCAGGCCACACCGATATATCCGAACGGCGGCTTGATGCTCTTAATCTTCCCAGGATCATCTGCACCACGAAAATAGATCTTCTGCCCGGTCGGACGATACTCGATCTCCAACGGACTGGTCACACAGCGAAACTTGTCATCCAGACCCAACTCACTAATCGCCCATAGGAATTGAGAATAAACGCTGTCTCGTAGGGTGTTCGACACCTGCCGAAGCGCTATGGCATGAAAATTGGGGTTATTGAGCAACAGATAGATAATGACCAGGCTGACGAATGTGCTTTTTGTGGAACCACGCCCTCCATAAAATACGTACTCGGTGTGCAGGTGGTCCCGAATATCCCGGTACACATTATAGAAAGATGGAGCGATCACATCTGCCGGCAGAGCAAAATTGCTGACCTCGCCAGTGTCCTTTGGATCATCAGCGTTGAAGAGCCGCATCCAATCACCCAGCATACGCATGGCAATCTGTGCATCGTACATCTCGATACTGAGCTTGTCGGTACGTCCCCTGGATGTGCTGATCTTCTTGACCAGATGCCCACGCTCCTTAAGCTCAGTATCGGATAGGGCAGCTATATATCCGTGCTGATCCAAATCGACAAAGTCGTTCACATTTGCCCTCGCCATTTGGGAGAGCCTGGCCAACAGCTCTGATCCCCCCATGATCTGTGCCTTCCACTCCGCTTCTGCCTGATCGCGAATATGTTGGTCCCAGGCTTCGGCACGCGGCTTCCAATCCCAAGTGCGGGCAGCATCTCGCCATGCGCCGGGAACGGTAACCAACCCTCGCACTGGGCGCCCCTTGGCCTGCCGCTCTCGTCGTTTGACCTCTGCCAAGTTTCGACTGGGTCCAAGCAACCGATAGGACGTGAAACGTGAAAACCACAAATGCGGCTCACCTTCAATACGATCCCAGGGTTTGCGCTCTTCGCCATCCATGTCACTCCACAGTCTTTAGATATTGGCGACCATTATGAATAGCAGCCACCCAACCCACTTCGAAGTGACACCAAACTTCGCCGGCGCTGCGAATACGAATATCACATAGCCCGGTCAATGCTTGACCCTTACACAGCTGCCCGATCACGGTTTTGGACCCCTGCCATGTAAATGGCTCGCTGCGGATATTTTGTCCATCAACCAGTGCGACTATCCTGGTAGTTTCAGTCGTCGGTGGCTCAGTAGTTGGGGGGGAGCCTGCCCAAGGATACTGAGCGATCACATCCCAATTTGTGGGCAGATCGCGGCGGGTACGTCCCCACTCCCAAAAGTTAATGCCTTCGAAGGAAAGCCGCTCTGCGGTCTGCAGGAAATCCAGTACCTCTGCTGGCTGTGCTGCCCAGCCGTGTTCTTTGAAAGCTGCGCCGGTGGGAATGATGGGCCTGACGATAGGCATTCCTTTGAACTCATCCACACTGCGCCGCAGCTGCATACCGGCATTGGTAGCGCCCATCCAATACACCTGAGGCATTACGAAGTCAACGAGCTGGAGGAATTCCAGCCAGGGAAATTCTTTGTGCAGGCTGGGATAGCGATACGAGCTCAGCCCAATGGGCACTGCCGCCCCCAGCCCGCCACGCAGGTTGGTCATAAGAGACCTGGCTACAGCAGCCATACCTGGCGCTTTGAATTCCACTTCGGCATTGACAACTAACCCAGACAGGTTGTATTTTAAAGTGCGGGTCACCGCAACGCTGGCTTCGTTGACCGGAGATATCCCATAAAAATAGGACCATCCCCACACACTGATCCCAACAGCTTGCAGCGCTTTGACGACCGGTCCGATATCTCCGTTGTAGGCCATGGTGCCGTTAGATATCTTGATCAGTACGTGACTGACGCCGGCAGCCTGAGCTGCTGCTGCGATAGAATTCGGATCACCTCCTTCGCAGTCACCAAGTATCCAGATGAACCAGCCCTTGCCCGTGGGTAGTATCATGACGAGCTCCGAGTGGTGCGCCGCTTGGTTCGCTCTTCCATCCGAGCGATTGCCAGGTCGGTTTTGGCGTCATGGATGTTCAACGTGTTTGTGAGAATTTGCAGCACGCCCAAAAACTCTTCACGCTGCTCTTTCAAGAATGCCTGAAACTGCTTATCCTTGCGATCCGAGTACCAAATGAAAACGGCTACGATGGGAACCTGGATCAACAGGCTCAGCACTTCGGGGGGCATAGGCTAGCCCCTACCCAGGGGCTCGTCGAACATCTCGTTGAACCGCTGTGCGGAAATTTGAGCCTTGGCTGTCTGGACCGCTGGCGCAACAGGCGAGATGGCATATGCCGCCTGGTTGGCGATCAACGCGGCAATGAAGACTTCAATCAGCTTTAGCACTCCCCCTCGATCACAGGTGACCTGGGGCCAGTACCCGGCACAGCTCAGCCCGAAGATGGCTGCCGCTGTCAGCAGCAACAGCCCGGCCATGATCAGGCGTTTGTACATCGACTCCAGGGCAGCGAATTTGGCGTTCAGCCCTGGAATGTACGAAAACAACAGCGATAAAACAATCCCGGCGATCGACGCAAGTTTGGCAGC